TTAAGTTAAATATCAATATATATTAAAAATATACTTAAAGAAATGGAAATTTAGGGGTAAATCCATGTTTTTCAAGGGTAATTTTCGGTATAAAATGGTGATTTTTATGCTCTGGAAAAATATTTTTAATGACGTTAACTATTATCATATGTAGTAATAAAATAGTTTGGTATTTTATACGTTTTTTTAAAAACTCTGAAAACTCTGAAACAAAAAATGATATTTTCAGAGTTTTTTTTCATTTTCATTTTATTACTATAATAGATTGTATATGGTATATATAATTAATTATTTTTGTTACTGGAATATTAATATGATAGTCGCAAAAAATAATATGAAGATATGTTATATAGATTAAATTATAGTCTAAATAAATATATTATTATATTGGTATTATGGAATTAATTAAGAATGTATATATGATAAAATGTTTAGTATTGATGATAACATTTGGTATAGATATGGTGATGATATATGTATTATATAAGAAAATAGTATATGATACATATGATAAAATATTTATATATATGATATTTGTGTGTCATGTGGTATTTGCGGTGGCGGTGATAGGAGATATACAAAGGATATTGGATAGTATGCATATATGTATATTTATGACACCGTTATTTGCGATGTTTTTGCGTAATTATTATTTGAAATTTATGGTTATTATGTTGATGTTGATAATACAGATGTTATGGATCATAAATAGTAATACATGTATATTAAAGGAATTACCGACGTCATTTGAGGATGAAAAGTATGATAGACATACGATGAATATATTGGACATATATACATTATGGATTACGATATTGATGATACATTCGCTATATAATTATGAATAAAATAGGAATACATATATAGTTATATACATGGAATATATATATATTAATATATTATTTATGATATAAATAGTAATAATATAAATAGTAATAATATAAATAGTAATAATATAAATATAATAATAATGAAAATCGGATTTATTATACCATCAACATCTAAAAATCGTGATAATTGGAAATCTATTAAAGATTCATATTTATATAGACTATCTATAAATTCATTTATATCGGTGATGGATAAAGAACATACATATGTATATTATATAGGTTATGATTCAGATGATCGGATTTATGCAGATAAAGAACAACATGAAGATATTTATAAGGTGACTACAATATTTCCAAATATATCTTTCCAATTTGTGGATTTAGATGGAATTGAAAAAGGATATCACACAAAAATGTGGAACAAGTTATTTAAAAAAGCATATGATGATAATTGTGATTATTTCTATCAATGTGGTGATGATATACGTTTTAAAACGAAACATTGGATAAATGATAGTATTGAAGAATTAAAAAAACATAATGATATAGGATTAACAGGACCGGTAAATAATAATCCTCGTATATTAACACAAGCATTTGTTTCGAGAAAGCATATGGAAATCTTTGGATATTTTTTTCCGGAAGAAATCATAAATTGGTGTTGTGATGATTGGTATAATTTGGTATATAAACCAAATCATTTTTATCCATTAATGAAACATTTTGCGTCGAATGATGGAGGTCCACCGAGATATACGATTAATAATGATGCGAGTTTTCATGAACAAGAAAAATTCCATAAAAAACTGGTTGAATTAAGGGCATATGCGAATGAGATAGCGGAAAGAGATAAGAAAAAGATAGAAGCATATATTGAAAAATGAATAATACACTAAATAAGTACAATATTAATAAAGCCATATTAATGTTTATATAATATAAATAGGTATGATATATATTATATAATATATGTGTTTATGAATAACACTTTTGTAATATCAGGATGTGTTAAAAATTGTGCATCGTATTTACATGAGGTTTTTAAGAATATTTATACTATAAAACAAAAATACAATGTATTAAAAATAATTATAGCATATGATCATTCAAATGATACATCTTTGGATATTCTAAATGAATATAAGAGTAAAGATGATTCTATTATTATACTTATAAATGATAAACCAATGACAAATATTAGAACTGAAAATATATCAAACGCTCGTAATCAAATATTAGATTATGTTTACAACAATTATAAAGAAAATGAATTAGATTATATTATCATGATGGATTTTGATGATGTTTGTAGTAAAACAATCGACATGAATGTATTTCAAGGTGCGATGAACGCAAAAGATGATTGGGATATAGTTACATTTAATAATGAAAGATACTATGATTTTTGGGCATTGTCTTTTTTAGAATATAATTTCAGTGCATGGCACACCACGAATCCATATAAATTAATATCCAGTATGTATCACGATTTTATAAATGAAATGAAAAAAGATAATTCTAAAAAATATATAAAATGTAATTCATCATTTAATGGTTTTGGGATATTCAAATATAGTTCATGTATTGGTTTTAGATATAGTTCTGAATTAGATATAAAGAACATAAACTATAAAGAATTAAAAAAAATGATGAATCGCTTAAACATAAATACAAGAATGATGTCTAAACATGATTGTGAACATCGGAACTATCAAATGTCCATTAAACGTGAAAAGAATACAAAACACGTTATATGGAAGGAATATTTATTTCCACCTTACATTGGAGAACATTCAGCATTTTTGTATTAAAATAACAAAATATCTTCTTATTTTAATAAAATAACCTATGATTTATTTGTATGTATTGATTAAATTTGTCCAAAAATTCAATTTGAGTTTGTCCATATTAAATTCATTGTTTATAAATTTTTGCTTAAAACTATAAATTGTATTTTTTAAAAGTTTTAAATTTATATCATCCCATGTTTTGACAATCAGTACAGGCAAATTATCATATAAATTATCAATATCGGACGATTTTACTATAGGAATACATCCTAAACATAATGCTTCCCAATTACGATGACAATCCATTCCACCACCATGAGGACATATAACAAACGCATAATCTTTCTGTTTATTCCATGTTACTAGTCGATTTACTTTATTTTTTTCGTAATATACAACTTCTTTGTGTATGAGTTCATAAGCATCTTTTCTATCATAACCTAATTTAGTATTCATAGAAAAGTGAAAATTAGCGTAACATTTAATTTGTCTTTCCCAAAATGGTTTTGAATTATTTATTATGGTTGATAACATCATTTCCTGTTCTTTACATGATGCAATGGGACCCCACATTGGTCGTTGAGTTAATGTATGATAATCGAGTCCTATAGGAATTCTTGTAATTTTATCATGTTCAATCGTCATATTTTGACAAAACCAATGTATTATTCTTTTATCTTGTAATAAATTTTGAAAATTATCAGAACTCAAGATTTCATTTGGAATAGTTTCATCACAATCACCAGATACCAAAATAAATGAAAAATCAATTTGTGGAAGCATAGTATGTATAAAATATGGAATTGCACTGCTACAAACATAAATAGATGGGTTTTTTAGTTTTTTTATTTTTTCCAAATCAGGATAATTATATAATTTCCGAATACTTGAGTGAGGTGTAAGAGAATAATAATCACATGACTTTAGAATACCTCTACTTGAAACGTATAAATTATGATTTTCTTCCATAATTATTATTATTATTATTATCAATTAATTTTTAAATGATAAAATATGTGAAATATGTTATATATAAAATTATATGATATATAAACAATATGGTTATAATATTATTCATTATAATACAATAAAAAATCTTTATTCAATGTTTTATTTTTGTTTTTAAATGTAGATCGTATGTTATTTTTTGTGAAATAATGTTCAATTGAATCATTCAATTGTTGTGTATCTTCAATAATCAACCAGTGATCAACATCTTTATTCCAAGGAAACGATTTTTCTCTTAAAGTATTGTTGATATATTCATTTTGATACATATCCTTTATATTTCTAGGAAAATCATATTCTGGAAATATGTGTTTTTGATCTTTTCTTACACATATTATATTATTCATTTCATATAATTTTACTATATAATAATCACCAGATTCGAAAACATCTCTCCCTGATTGTAATGAAAATCCAAAACAATGACTATAATCCCATTTATATTCAGAATTATATGGAATTTCAAAACACATTGGTGGTGGTATTTTTTCATTGATTTCACAAATAAATAAAATAGGTTTATAGTCTGATTTCATAATTTCTCTAATAACATCTAAATCATAACCATCAATATCAATTTTCAACAAAAATAAATCTTTTGGAACATTATGTTCCTGCATGATAGATAAAATATTAGTGGGTGTAACAAAAGAATTAGAAATATTCATTGTGTGTGATATATTATTTTTTAAATATTTACATTTCAAATAATCACCCTCAACACACAATCTTTTGAATTCGGTGTTTGTAATAAAGGGGTAACATGATCAGATGATACACCTGTAGATGCACCTATATCAACAACATATTTATTGAAATTGTATTTGTAAGCAATATCAACTAACATATTTACTTATAATGTATATAAGGTTTTATATACTTATTCTTATTTTAATTAATATCTTCATAGTTTCCTGTAAATATAAAATGCCATAAATATTCAAAAAATCTTCCAGACCAATACGATTGTACATTTGTTTTCATCAAAAAATCATACAATTTGATATATTTATCTTTTGAATTTCTTAATATATTTTGTTTTTTAACGTAAAATTGAGCACATGGTTTATATTTTATTTTTTCAGTAACTATATTTTGATTCAAAATTTCATTAAATACATGAATATATTTTTGTAACATATTCAATGCGTTTTCCTGATTTTTTAAAGAATCTACATTCAGATCATTTATATTATAATAAGAATGATTAAATTGGAGTTTATATATTTTATCATCCATGTTTTGTTTGTGATGCCAATCATTTCGATGTCCATGAACAAATATACATACATCTGGTAGATTTGCGTAATTATAAATTATGTATTCTAAATATGATGATGCTTCATGACCTTTATTTGGTGGTGTTTCTCTTGGAATATTTTTTCTAGAAATTATACTGAATGGATATGTTAAATTATTTGTCCAAGATAAATTTTCATTATAATGTGCTATTATTACATGTATATTTTCCATTTAAAAATATAAATATATTTATAATTAATTATGATATATTTATATACATTTTGTGTATACATTAACAAACATTCAAAAAAAGATTTAATAAATGTATTAAATTTGTTAATTAAATCTTTAGAACAAACAAATGACTATGAGTTACATGTATTTACAAATTTTGAATTAAAAATAAATAATGATAATATCAAAATTCATGAATATATTGATATACATCATCGTATATATAATGATAATTGGTTAAATTTATCAACAAATAAAATATATATATATAAATATTTGTATGACAAATATGGTATAAATTTTATTTGGATAGATTTAGATACTATTGTGGTTCATAATTTAGATTATATTAATGATACCGAAACGTTTTTTATTGATACTGGAGGTTGTAATAAAGATCCTCATATTCTGATCCATAATACCAATTATATTATTAGTAGAGACAAATGGATACAAGGTAATGTATGGAAAATAAATATTGAATTATATGAAATATTCATAAAGATATTAAATGAAATGAATGACAAATGTTTAAAATTTAATTATGATTTACAAAGTTTGTTTACTTATTATGCGTACTTTGTATTAGATGGTTCTGAACACACACTATTGAATAATAATATATTTATATATGGTAGAAATATTAAAACAAATACTTTAAATGGATTAGCTGTTTGGAATAAAGAAGGAAACGCACATCCTAATATGAATGGTTTAAAAAATTTATATTATGAAAACAATATACTGAAATCTAAATTTTATTCTGAAAAAGAAATTCATATATTATCGTTTACATTTGATAGACTCAAAGTTTTGTATAATCATGATGTATTTAAGAAATTGTTTTAACTTTATATCAATAAAAATTTATTGAATAATTAAGGTAATAAAGAATTAATTTTATATATTATTATATCAAAATGAAATTAGATTGTGTTCTTACTGCTACAAACTTAGAACCATTATATGTTGACTTTATTCCTAATTTTATACACCTTTGGACATTTAAAACGCCGACTTAGTCTATAAATAATTTTTGAATTTTTCAGAATTATTCAATTTGTTTAATGTCATGAATGTAAATGACAATATATGAATGCTTTTATCTGGATAAAATTTACTTTTTAACATATTATTATCTAAGTATAAATTGTCAATTCCTGATTGTGTAGCATGAATATTACCCTTTATACTCCATATACTCAAACCATTTATGCTATAATTTTTAATATTATTTACAAGAATATTTATATCTTTATTTTCTCCATTATTCTAAATATAAATATAATAACTAAATAAATCTTGTAAATCATACCTTAAAATTAAATTTTTTAATTAAACTATCTAAGGTTTTCATTAAACTATTATATAATTTAATATTTAATTTCCAAAAATTTCCTTGAATATATCTATTTCTTGGAACTGTAATAGAACGATTAATAGAAAATAAGACATTTTTGTTAAACAAGTCCCCCCAATTTCTATAAATACATTTGATAAATCATTTATATAACTTATATCTTGGCATATAATAGTATCTAAATCAATCCAACAAAAATCTTATTAAACTCATCATAGAGGTCTTTGTAAATATTTATTTTATTAAAGGATAAATTAAACCATTTGTCAGAATACAATTTAAATGGCTCTTTATCATAATAGTCTCTATATTCAATAATATATTTTTTATTTATATTTTTACTCAATTCACCAGCAAAATTTGTAAAACATAATAATTTGTAATTTGGAATATGTTTATGAATTGAATTTAATAATATATCTAATGCTCTAATTAAACTAGGTTTGTTATGTCTTTTAATATCACAACAAAATGTGTAAAGTAATAACATTAATATATAAATATTTGTAAAGTTATTTAAGTAAAATTATTTTATTAAATATATTTTTGAATATACATTTTTTACCATAATCAGAAAATGAAAATGATAAATGAACATTTTTGTTTTCTTTCTTTATAATTGTTCTAATTTTATAAATTCTGAATAGTTGACATTTCGATTTAATATATCACTAAATGATGGTTGTTGTGAAATTAAACATGGATAAATGCCATATATATCATTTTTTTTTTGTAAGTATGAATAACATACATCTATTTCATAACTACTATTTTCAATTTCATTTAATACGTTATTGTAGAATGAATTATGTAATATGTATGCATGTGTAGTCATAGCATTTTTCATTTTTTTAATATTTGTTATAGATGTATCGGTATATGCATTTTTAAAATAATTGCTGAAACCCAAATATAACATATTCAATTGTATATTTTCATTTTCTATTAATTTTGTTAATTCATTAAATTTTTCTATGAATTTTTCACATAATAAAAAGTCATCTTCTAAAATTAAAATTTGAGTGTAATTTTGTTTTTTAGCAGTTTGAATTACATTATAATGACTAAGTTTGCAACCCATTTGACCAGTTAAATATTTTTTTGATTTGTCGTTAAAATTTTTGTATTGTGATTTATCAATATTATTTATATCTGGACATATAGCATCAACCCGTTCATAATTGGTGATATTATATTTATTTAATTGTTCTAAACATTTTTCCCATCTATCTGTTCGGTGTTTCAAGTTTATAATATATATTTTATCGATATTATTCATTTAATAATATTTATATATATATAAATAACAGATAATATAAATTATATAATTTCATTAGGTAAACAATGTCATACAGCGAATTTTTTAAAAAACAATAAATTAAAAAATTGTTCTTATCCATTTGATTGGATTTTTTCATGGCATGAAACAAATAATTATGGTGTGAATCATATAATATTAGACTGTTTGAAAAATAATTTTGAATTGTTTATGGATAAAACTTATTTTGAGGATAATGGTAAAAGTCATAAAAAGTATGGAAAAAATATATTTTTACATAAAAATTTACTTGAACCATCAATTTATGAATATTATAAAAAATGTATCAATAGATTATATACTATATTGAAAAAAAGGGAACGTAAATTGTTTATTGTATTTAACGTGAATAATGAAAATAAAGATATAAATGTGGATTCAGTATTATTTTTATATAATGAATTAAAAATATACACATCAAATTTTGATATTCTCCTTATAACGAATTATAAAAGTAAACAACAAAACTATAAATACAATATATATAATAATATACATTTTTTAGAATTATTTACATTATCTTTGAGTAATGGTTTAACATTTATGAATAATTTAGATAACATATTCTTAGATAAAATAATATTTGATAAATTCAAGTTCGAAATTAAATCATTATAATTTATTTGTAACATTATAAAAATACAATAATTTTGATATAAATAAATATTATTGTATTCATATAATGATTTTAATAGAATTGGTAGGTGGTTTAGGTAATCAATTGTTTCAGATATTTTGTGGAATAAATTATTCAATTGAATATGATATGTCATTTGATATAAACGAACATAAACGAGATAAAGTATCTATGTTAGATCATAAAAGTCCTAGACCAACATACTTTGATAATTTTTTAAAAGGATTATCTATAAATTTATATAGTAATTCTCATATGAAATCATCGTTTTTTTTATATAATGAACCATCTTTTTTGTATAATAAAATACCATATAAGGATAATTTAAGAATAAGTGGATATTTTCAATCACCGAAATATTTTGAAAAACATTACAAAAATATTGTAAATTTAATACAATTAGAAAAACAAAGACTCGAAATTAAAAATAAATACAAAGATTATTTTAATTATGATAGAAAAACAATAAGTATGCATTTTAGAATTGGAGATTATATCATAAAACCAGAAGTTCATTTGGTATTAGACACAGAATATTATAAACGTGCTTTGCAGTATATTTTGAATAAGGATATTAATTGTAATAACATTTTGTATTTTAATGAAGAACAAGATAACGAAAAAGTAAGAACTATGATTCATGATATTCAAAATGAGTTTTCAAATATGAATTTCATTCAATGTTCATATAATATTCAAGACTGGGAACAAATGTTATTGATGAGCAATTGTTATCACAATATAATTGCAAATAGTACATTTAGTTGGTGGGGAGCATATTTTAATTCAAATCAATCAAAAATCATATGTTATCCAAAAACATGGTTTGGTCATAAAGTGAAACATTCAACTAAAGATTTATTTCCAGATGATTGGATTCAAATATGATTATTATATAATATTTTAATAATTACATAATATAATATAATTATTTAAATGTTTAAAATTTATGATAACATTCATTGTTTTCTACGAAATTGTAAAGAAACAAATATAGTGTTCTGTGTAGCAAATTTTGCTGTATTAGATATGGTTAATAATTTATTGATTAGTTCTAATAAATACGGTGTTAATATTGTATTATTTGCGTTAGATATTCATATAGTAAATCAATTAAAAGGTTATTGTGATATTGTAAAATATTTTAATAATGGGTTCAATCAACAATTAAATGAACAGTTTTATAAATTTGGAACTAATGAATTTAAAAATGTCATTTTTCAAAGATTTTTAATAGGAAATGAAATATTAAAAGTAAATAAAAGTTATATATATATGGATGTTGATCTAGTTATAAATAAAAATTTTATCAATAACATTCTAGAACAATACAAAAATACAAGCTACGATTGTTTAAGTCAATTTAATGGTAAAGATTGTTGCACCGGATTTTTTTCAATGATACCTAATGAAAAAACTAAACAAATTGATATGGATTTTTTCAAAAAACACAATTATGAAAACTATAGACTGAACCAACCATTTTTTAATGGTATAATTTTGAAAAATAACATTCTTAACATTAAATTTTTAGACAGAGATCATTATCCTAATGGTAAACATTACTATGATAACTATACTACAATAGATGATAAATGTTACATAATCCATTTCAATTGTATTATAGGTTATAATCAAAAAATCACTAGAATGAAAAATTTCAATAAATGGTTTTTAAAATAAAGAACTGATTTATAAACATATAAAATTAACAATGAACATATTTATTAATAAATAATTTTCATACACCCATTACGCTCTTTAAATATTTTTTTTTCTTTACCTTCAAAAAATTTATTAATACAATATTTTTCTAATCTTCTTGAGGAATCATCCGCATAAATTATAGTGTCTTTCTTAGATAATATACTTGCCCAATAATAAGGAATTAATCTTCCCGGTTTATGGTCAGCCCAACCTTCTGGTCCATCAATAATAATAATATCAAATGCTTCAGATTCTATTTCTTTGGGAATTATATATTTTTTTATATCATCATCACTCATTTTAAAACTATTATTAACGTTTATATTTTTATATTCATACTTAATGATATTAGAATTTGGTATATCATTTATATTTAAACTTATGTATTCGTCATTACTTTCTATAAAATAAGTATTTTTATTTCCATTATACCACATTTTAGAGTCATATCCCAATCCAAACACTAACATTTTAGTATTTGGTGTAAAATTACTGAATACATCATTTATTACTTCCTTTGAAATTTGTATGTTTTTGTTATAAAACTCCATATATAATATGAATATTATTTAAAAATTAATATATATATATATAATTCAAATAATATGGATAAAAGTTTTGTTAAAGATATTTTTATTCCAAAATATTTTAACAAATTGGGAATATGGAAAATACATTCTTAAATATATTTAAAAAACTAGAACAAAAAAAATAAAAAATTATTGTATAATTGAAACCGGTGCTGCTAGAAGTGGAGCTAATGATAATTTATGCATAGCATGTAAACATAAGGGCTGGGGTGGAGGTAGATTAGTTGGTGGTTTTTTTGGTGGTAAAAAAGAGAATATGTTGTTATTTAGTAAATTATATTATGATATGTTAATTAAATGGAATTTTTCGAAACGTTTTATCGGTAAAGATAATTATATTATGACCAACGTATATTTACAAAATATAGATATGTTTCATCTTTTCACAAAAGATAATACTAATATGCAACATACTAAAGATACACATATGTGGTTTCAGGAATATTTATTATGATTAAATTAATTTTTTTTTATTAAAAATAGTTTTCTACCGTAATTATTTGTTTGATCATCATATGAATTTTCAGAAATTATATTAATAGTACAATTCAATTTATTAAATAATTCTAATTGTTCTTTACCTTCATGGTCATTATTTGTTTCAAGTAAAATATGGTTTGAATATTTTACACAATCAATATATAATTTTTCCCAATTTTTTATCCAAGATCCCAAAGATAATAAAAATATAATATCTATTTTTTCTATATTCAGTGAATTAATAAATTCTTTTATTAAAAAATTATTCAAATCATACTTATAAAAAGATAACTCATTAAATTTTAAAATATTAGATATATAATTTCCACAATCTACACATAATTTATCATAATCTATACCTAATCCCCGTTTAATTTTTGGTAAATGCAATAACATACCACCAATATTGCAACCCAAATCAAGAACAATTTTATTTTCAAAATCATAATATTTACTAATTTCTTTAATGCGTAATTTTGGTCTCCGCTGTCCATTTATATTAATATTATGAATATCAATAGAATGATATCCAGATAATTGTTTACGGTAATTAGTCCAACTATTATAAAATATTTTTTTTGTGGTGTCTTTTATTTTGTTTTCTATTTTATCAACTATTATTTTTGGATATATAATATTACAATGATAAAATAAATTATCTATGTTTGAAGAATTATTTAATAAAATAACACAAAAATTATGTTTGCCATTTATTAATACATATTTGGATATAGTTACATTATATTCTAAAATTAATTCAGGTAAATTATTATAATCTAATTTATAAATATTTTCATAATTTTCTTCTGATCGTTCATATATTTTATTATATAAATCAAAATTATTTTCTTTTAGACAATAATAGTGAATAGAATCCAATATATGTAAATATATTTCATTATTATGTATAAACACTTGTCTAATCAAACTATTTATATAATCTTTTGGAATATCTTCTAATTTATATTTTATATATATATAATCTATAAATGTCATAATATATATTTATATATAAATATTATTTATATACTAATATTATTTATATATGAATTATATTAGTATTGTATGTATTAAATTAAATAATTTAAATATTATAGAAATTTTAGATAATATTAATATTAACAATGATTTATTAGTTTTAAATGTAAAAAAATTTGCTAATACTAATACACATATATTAATTAAAAATAATAGTTATACAAATTATGAAAATATAGTAAATTTAAAATGGCACTTAAGAAAAAAATATAATCCAAAATTTAATGATAATAGTTTACAACCATCTAAAAAATTACCTCCTGGAATTTCACACAATCATATAATTCATATTACTGATTCAAATGAAGAATGCATTGAAGTTTGTAAATTTATATTAGATAAAAACCCAAAAGAATTTGAAAACAAAATAATTAATAATATAAATATTCCTTGGCATATTGGAGTACCAAAAAATATGAAAAAAAAGAATATAAATATTGATGAATTATATATTAGGTTAGCGAATGATTCAACTAATTATAAAATAATAGATTCTCCTCATTATCAATATGTATGTAATGATAAAAAACCATACATAAATTATTATAGTAAATATATGGGTATTTATCTCCAAGATAATCATACACCACAACAATTTGATAGATTAATAGAAAGTTTTAATCCTTATACATATAATTTTGAAGAAACAAGATTAATTATAATCAATAATAAATTTCAAGTGTGTGACGGCGCTCATAGAATTTCTATATTGAAAAAACATAATATTAATAATATAAATGTCATTGTAATATAATATAATATGAATAGTTTAATTTCCTTAATATTCAAATATATTCATTTTGTTGTCTCTATAATTTTTATTATCACCATATTATAATATGAATCCTTTATTATTCCATAAAACCAAGCATAAACACACACACGAAAAAACATTCAAAACCTCCGTGTTACATCTACAAATCATGTGATCATGTTTCATGTAGTTCTACAATGAATCGTTGTTTTCCTTCTTATTCAAGTTTAAAAATTATTGAATATATAATACATACTATATAATATATAATACATACACACATACTATATATTATATATTATAAATTACAAATTATTTGACAAGTATTCAACAATTTGTGGTGGTAACATAGGTGGTTCTTCTACATCAAATTCTATAATTAAACTCCCAACTGTATTATCTCTCCGCATTCCTAAATTAGGAATTTCCTTCATAAATTTTGGAAAGATCACCTTTCCTGGTTGATTATGTATTGAATATTGTTTTCCATCTATATGATTAATTGTAAATTTAAAACCACAAATAGATTGTTTATATGTGATTTTCTTTTTCAGATATAATGACATTCCCCTCCTTTCTAATACCGAATGTTTTTGTATATGGATTTTCAAATTTACATTTCCAATAACATCTTCATTTATTTTATGACCTTTATTTTCAACAACAATACATTCTCCTTCATCAATACCTTTTTTTATATCTACATATATCGTTTCCTTCTCTTTCTTTTGGGTAGAATTATATTGAACCCATCTCTCTATCTCAACATGTTTCATACATCCTGAATATGCTTCTTCTAATGTTATATGAACATCTTTATCTATTACTTTTGGTTTCATTCTACCACCAGACATATGTACAGGTCGTCCATTATGAAATATCCTTACATTTGGACCACCTCCACCACCTCCAAATTGTTCAAAAATTTCTTCTATATTAATACCGGGTCCCCCCATTCCACCTCTACTACGCATTTGTGGTCCTCTAAAACCACCGGAAAACATCATATTAAATATATCGTGCATATCATCACCACCACCTCCACCCATATTCATACTAAATCCACCACCACCTCCAAATTTTCTTTTAATATCATATTCTTTTCTTTTATCTTGATCACTTAAAATATTATATGCGCTATTAATTTCTTTATATTTTTGTGCATTACCACCGTTAGGTCTATCAGGATGGTATTCCATAGATAATTTACGAAATGCTTTTTTTATTTCATTATCGGAAGCATTTTCTTGTATACCAAGTGTATCATAATAATTAGTATTAGACATAAGTTATAATATGTATATTATTGTATTTTATATCTTATCTTTTCTAAATCATTTTAACGAAAAAGATATATTATATTGTTTTATTTTTAAATACATACTTATAAAATATGGATATGTATTTAAAAATATGGATATGTATTTAATATATGAAAGAAAATAAGTTAATTCATACAATATTTAAACCGAATAATATAAATGATTTATTGTATGATGATTTATTTTTGAGAACATTAGAGAAATATATAGAGAAACCTACATTTAAGTTACAATTATATGGTCCTAATTGTAGTGGTAAATCGTGTATAATTCATACAATAATAAAAATACTTAAATCAAAATATAAATTAATAGATGATAATATATTATACATAGATGGATTAGATGATAATCAGACGTTAAATATAAAGAAATTATTGGATATATTTGTACGATTACCATTAAAACATAAAATTATAGTGATAGATAATTTGGATCATATTATAGATAAACAACAATATTATATTAAAAGTAGATTAGATAGATATGAAGATAAATTGTCGTTGTTGGTAACATCAACAAATTTACATAAAATAGTGATAAGTTTAAAAGCACGAATTCATTCATTAAAAATACCGATATATGATATGGAAAAAATATGTGATCATATTGGTCATATTACAAAAACATTTAAATATACTTTAAGAAAAGATCAGATATATTATTTAATAGATAAGAATAATTTTATATTACAAAAAATATATACAGATTTAGAAAAAATATATTTATATAACATTTCAAATGAAGTAATAGAAGATAGTGTATTTTATAATTTATGTGGTTTAAATGAGTATGCGTTATTTACAGAATATCTTGAATATTGTTTACAAGATAATTATGAATGTTCATTTGGATTGATAGATAAAATTATAGAGAAAGGATATAATGTAATTGATTTTTTAGATTTCTTCAATCAATATATAAAAGTATCAAAGAATATTTCGGAAGAATTACGTGGAGAGATTATTAAATTAATATCCTATTACATAACAATATATTATACGATACATGAAGATAATATTGAATTATCATTATTTACATTGGATTTAATTAAAATTGGTCAAACAAATAAATAAATCACATATAAAATTAATAGATGAATATAAATATTAACATACAATAATAAATTTATTTTTTTTGTCTATAAAATATAATCATATTAAATGTCATCTTCATCACAAATATTGAGGTATGATATATCATATAATTATATATCCACATTTATAAAAGAAAATTTTATAGTAGAAAACAATGAATATAAATGTGATACGTATATATTTAAACGATTAATGTTGAAAAATAAAATATATGAATTACAGGAATATCTGATAGATAAATATTATAATTCAAAAAGAAATTATCCACGTAATATGACGACATATAGGGGATTTAATGTTGTATTGCGACAATTATGTAATAATTTGAATATAAAATATAGATATCATATTCAATATATTCATTCTACATACAATATTATATATTATATAACATTAAATGATTTAGTTGAAAATAATAATCAAAATAA